TCTTCTCTACTGCTCACCCATTGGTGAACGGCGGTACAAACGCAAACACAACATCTACTCCTGCTGACTTGAACGAAACAGCTCTTGAAAACGCTGTTATTCAGATCGCTGCATGGACAGATGAGCGTGGTTTGTTGATTGCTGCCAAGCCTAAGAAGTTGATTGTTCCACCAGCATTACAGTTCGTTGCAACCCGTTTGCTCGAAACTAAATTGCGTGTTGGTACAAACAACAACGATATTAACGCTATCGAGAACAATGGTACTGTGTCCGAAGGGTACACAGTTAACCACTTCTTAACTGCAACTAATGCGTGGTTCTTAACAACAGACGTACCTAACGGTCTCAAGCATTTCGTTCGTACACCGCTGCAAAACAGCATGGACGGCGACTTTGACACCGGTAACGTCCGTTACAAGGCTCGTGAGCGTTATAGTTTCGGTTGGTCCGATCCACTCGGAATCTTCGGTAACTATTAATCGGATTGGGAGTTTCCCGGTCGGTGGCCCTTCGGGGCCATTTTTTTTGTTTAAACGCTTGACAAATCGTGTAAACAGTGTATATTACATTCATCTGGGAGTTCAACCTTGTTGCCACTGGCCCAGCAGACGATGCAACGATTAACAAGGTATCTTTTGCATAAGGAATAAAAATGGGACGTAGTACATTTGAAGGACCAATTCTCGCCGCTGACCAACGCTTTGGTCCTCAACGAGATGCCGGTACAGTCGTATTAACGCAATACGCATTCTTAAATTTTGCCACTTCCACTGCCGGTACTGCCGGATATGGTGGCGGTAATCAACAATTTGTTAGTTCAAACAACATTCCAAATAACAATGGAACCATTTGGACTCCGCAAGCTGGATCATATTCCAACACTGGACCTACCACTGCCACCATAACGGCTGATGGCTCTAACACCTCTTACCGTGGAGTTGTGTTTTTGTTACCTCAAGGCTCTTTCTTGCAAGAAGTTTTGATTGATAACATCGTTGCTCCTACTGATGGTACAAACACTGCCACTACTTTGCAACCATACATTTCTAATAACTTTGCAACTTCAGCCGGTGTATATGCAACTTCTGCATCTATCACTGTTAGTTCCATTGGTCGTACTGCGGCTACCTTCTCAGCCACTCAGTATGCTAATGCTCAATCTACTTTGCAAGATGTTCAAAACATTCAACCAGGTCAACAACCTACTTGGTTCTCTCAAGTTGTTGTTACTCTTGCGTACAGTGCATCTACATTGAATACGCTGACAACCGGTAAAGCGGCTGTAACAATTCGTTATGCACAAGCAGACTTGAACATTGGTAACTCTACGACTTACCCATACGGTAACTTCGACTAATAGCTAGGGGGCAATAGCCCCCTTTCTTCAAAGTTTTCAAAGGGTAATCATGGGTATAAATTTATTAAATTTCTTTTCTGGCACTAACCCGAACAACATTGGTACTAACGTCTCTCAGACGGCTAGTATGGGAACTCAAACTCCAAGCACTGCATGGCAGGGCATTGACGGAGCAGGTGAGTTTATTGCACCACAACGTCTGCGTGATGTTGTTGGTAAGTTAAAAATATCCCAATCACAAAACATTTACGATGCTGACTTTGAGTATGGCGTTCAACCACTTCGCTGGGAAAACGTTATTCAAAACGTGTCAGGTCAAGCTTATATAGTTCAGAACCCTGGCCTTGGCGGGGTGTCAATGAACATTGGTGGCGGTAATACACCAGGCGATATTACGATTCGTCAAAGCCGCCCATATCACAGATATCAGCCAGGTAAAACTTTTTACATGGCATCTAACGTTAATTTTGGATCTTCTGTATCTGGACAGTACCAACGTGTTGGTATTTTTGATGACTCTAACGGCATATTCTTTATGCAGTACGGGGCAACAACACCAGACAACCCATATGCTATGTATGTGGTTATTCGTTCTGATTCAGGCGGTTTGCCACAAGATACTGTATTTCCTGTAAGCCAATGGAACGGCAGTAAGAATATTATTTCAGCATTAGACTGGACTAAAGTTCAGATGATATGGATGGAATACGCATGGTACGGGGCTGGTGCTCTTCGCTGGGGCGTAGTTCTCAATGGTGAGCCTTGGGTTCTTCACCAAGTCGGAGCGGGTAACGGCGTTATTAATGGCGTTTCTCAAACCAAACCTTGGAGCCGTACAGGTAACTTGCCTGTTCGTTATGAGCAAAGAGATACAGGTAGCGCAACATCTTCATTAATGACTCACTACGGCGTATCTGTACTCATTGAAGGTTCAATTGATAAACAACGTGGATTTACCTATTCATATGGTAATGATGCCAAGACTCAAAACCGTTCAATTCCCGCATCTTCTGTTCGTTATCCTGCAATGTCATTTAGGATGAGAGCTGTTGGATCTGATATTTTTGATCAAACCAATGCAGCTTGTACTGGCGGCACGGCACAGACATTAACAATCAGTGCAGCAACTCCTGCTATATCTTCTGTGGTTGGTCAGCCTAACGGAGGTCAAGCTTTATTAACATTTGCATCTGCTCATGGTTATGCAGTGACCAACAATGCTAACGCCAATAACCCAGCTCAGTATATAACCCTTAGTTCATTTACTGAAGTAGCTACGGTTGCCACGGGTAATTATGCATTTTCTGGTACGACTTTAACTGTAACTACAGCAGTTGCTACTGGTGCATTGCAACCTGGACAAGTATTGTCTGGAACTGGTGTTACGGGTTCTCCTACAATTGTTTCCCAGTTGACTGCCACAAGTTCTGCTGTTGGTTCACAAGCCTTTGCAAGCGGCGGCGCAGTAGGATCAAGTGTAGTCGTATTAGCGGCAGGTACATCGTTTGCTGTGGGTCAATTATTTGCTGGTACAGGAGTTCCTGCTACTACGTTTATTACTGCTGTTAACGGTGCTACGATTACTTTAAACAAAGCATTTACAGCTCAAGCTGCTGGTACATACAATTCTTATGCTCCAGGCGGACTGGGTACTTACCAGGTAAGCTCTACACAAACTACAGGTACAGGTACTCTTACTGCTACATCAACTTACGCGGCACAGACTTGGTTAATCCAACAAGTACCAACCACAACAACCATGATCCTGCCAATTCAGTTGGTAAATGGCGCAACACTCACATCTACACCTACAGCAACATACTGGGGTACAAATCAGTGGGTTGGTAAATTTGTGTATTACCAGGCTAGTTTGCCATCCATCAGTGCCATTTCTAATCCAGCATCTGCAACTGTTGCTGGTATTACAAATTACACATCTACAATTACGTTTAGCTCCACTCATGGACTTAAGCAAGGTGATGTGATTGTTATTAGCGGGTCTACCCCTGCTTATATGAATGGACAATACTCAGTAAGTATTCCAACATCAAACCCAACCACCACCGTTGTTGTTAGCTGGGGTTACTTTGCTTCTGCACCTGCAAACTACACATCTGGTGCTTCAGCAGTATCTCCATATACAGCACGTATTACATCTAATACAACAAGTGCATTAACATTTGGCGATGTAGTGACTGGACTGCCTTTAATGAATCCTCCTGCATCAGGAAATTCATATCAAATTGGTTTGATTGATCGTGGTCAGTTGTTGCCTACAACACTTCTGTTGAATTCATCCGCCACTTGTTTGGTTGAGTTAATTTCAAGCACACCTACAAATCAATTGTCTTTAAGTCAGGCAAGCTTTGTGCCTTTAAATACACTTGGTTCATACAACTCTTTTGCAGAACAAGATTTAAGTGCTACAACATTGGCTGGTGGTGAGGTTGTATATGCATTCTCAACTCCTCCTAATGGTTTGCAGCAGCTTGATTTAGGTAACTTTTTCCCTGTACTTACCAACGTAAGGGGTAACGTAGCGGACATTTTGACTGTTGCGGTAACTTCTTCTGCTGGTGCGACAGTGCAGGTTAACGTAGTAGCACAGGAAGCGATGGCATAACATGGCAAAGACCCCAGCTTGGCAACGCAAAGAGGGCAAAAGCCCAACAGGCGGTTTAAACGCAAAGGGTAGAGCTTCTGCAAAGAAAGAAGGGATGAATCTTAAACCTCCCCAGCCACAAGGCGGGTCAAGGAAAGATTCATTCTGTGCCAGGATGGAAGGCCTGAAGAGCAAGCTTACATCTGAAAAGACGGCAAAAGATCCTGACAGTCGTATCAACAAAAGTTTAAAGAAGTGGAAGTGTTAAATGGATGCTATGGTTGTATGGAACGGTGTTTTGTCTCTATTGATAGGGATAATTGGGTTCTTTTTAAAAGACAAATTTGCAGAAATCAAAAGAATTG